TCCGGTCGTCATCGGCAAGAGCCAAGCGAAGTCTCAATCGGAACTGCGGTCCATCAAGGACAAACTCCAGCAAGCCGAGATATTTGCCCAAGACTTTCCAGAGATCGCTATTCCGTTTCGGGCTGTGGGCGGTTGGTCGTCTCGGGCGAGGATGCAGACAGTCGCCGGTCGCAATACCAACATGGAGATCGCAGCGGATCGCTTGATCTTTCCGACGATCGAACCTTGGCAGTTGCCTAGCAACTGGCCAAAGGAGATCGAGCCGGTAGCTTGCGGTCAGATATTCTCCTGCGTCGGCATCGACGGACCGATTCGCGGTATGGTCTTTCGAGATCGCAGACCAACGATTGCCATTATCGACGACATCGAAGACCGAGAAGCAGCGAACTCTGAGGCGGTCATCGAGAAGAACGAAGAGATCCTAGAGCAAGACATCGCCGGTTTGGGTCAATCCTCCGAAAGAATCCCTAGAGTAATGCTTTGCACGATTCAGAACCGCAAGTGTATCGCCTATCGTTTTACCAATCCGCAAGCCAAGCCGAGTTGGAGGGGCAAGCGATACAGGAAGATGTTAAAGGAACCGGATCGTCTTGATCTTGTCGAACAGTACATTCAAATGCGGCAGGGCAGAAAGGAGGACGACCCAGACGCTAGAGAAGCGTTTCGATTCTGGAGAGACAATCAAGCAGACCTAGAAGAAGGTTGCGAGATAAGTAATTCCCAAAGCTATTCGAAGAAAATGCACTCGGACGGCGAACCGTTAGAACTTTCGGCGATTCAAGCCTACTACAACCGAGTCGCAGACCTGGGGCGAAAGGCAGTAGCGACAGAGATCGACAACGATCCTCCGGAAGAAGCAGGACCAGTCGGTTCAGGTCTAACGGTTGGAATCGTCAAGGATCGAATCAGCGGACTCGAACGACGACAATTACCGGCAAACACGGTCGCACTGACGGCAGGGATCGACTTAGGAAAGTACCGATGTTACTGGTCGATTTGTGCATGGTGGTCAGGTGCTGGCGGTTGCGTGGTTGACTACGGAGTACTAGAGGTTACCGATACCGATCGAGGCATGGACAACGACGCAAGCGAACCGCAGATTTACAAGGCACTCCTAGACTGGCGAGACTCTCAGAATCGCAAGCAATTCGTTGATGCAACCGGAACCGAACGCAAGTTGGATTTTGTGCTAGTTGATTCAGGCACATTTACCAACGCAGCCTACGAGTTCGTTCGTCAGGTGCGAGGTCCATTCCATGTTTCGAAAGGCATGAATCCGTACCATCCTCGCAAGCAATCGACCGCCGGAGTCTTAGCCTCCGAACATTTGCACGCTCAAAAGCTGGAAACTTCAAGCGTCTGGCTCTACGAACTCGATACGTCCTACTGGAAGCAGTTCGTTCACGAACGATTCCTTACGCCGACATTCGACGAAAACAACATGTTGCGGCGTGGTTCGCTCTCGTTATTTTCGACGACTGACGGTAGAACACACAACTCTTTCGCCCATCATATCGTTGCCGAAGAACTTGTAACCGAGTTCAAAGAAGGCAAAGGCACGAAGACATACTGGCAAGTCAAGAACGAAAACAATCACTGGCTTGACGCAACCTACATGGCGGCGGCAGGAAGTGAAGTGTGCGGCGTTAGGTTGATCGCTCCAAGCGAGAAGGAACTGAGTCCAAGACAGGTAAAAAATGGAAATGACGAAGCAAAAGCGAAAACAAGAAACAATCGACCCCAAGTCCAGCACGGTCGAAGAATCCAAGGTCGCGCAGGAGGTTGGATACCCAAGCGTCGTCGATAAGCAACCCGAGGATCGTGTGCGTCTTCGATTTGTTCCGAAGGATTGCGAACAGTGCAAGGCGTTGCGCATTGCAAAGAACGAGACGCGATCATTCTCTAGGGTCTACGCGACGGTTGGCGGTGCAAGGTATTGCAAATGCTATTTCTGCGGTCACACATGGAAAGTATCTAAGTCTTAATAGGACGGTGTTAAAGTCTAACGTGCAATGCTTTTCTTGATCGGTTAGATTTAACCGAATGGCATCTGCATCATCGCTTCTCGCTCTTATTGACGCTGCTATTGAAGCTCTACTAGAGGGCGGTGCGTCTTCGTATTCGATCGGTTCTAGGACCGTAACGAAACTCGACCTCGGCGCATTGATGGCCGAACGTCGAAAGCTGTTAATCCAGGTTCAACGAGAAACCCAAAGCGGAATCTCTCTAGGCAAACTATCGAGAGACAAGCGATGATTTCCAAGTTTATAGATTCGATTGTTGCGGCAGTTTCTCCGGTCGCTGCTATCAGACGGCAGAAGGCAAGGAAGATGCTGCGATCTTACGCCGGAGCAGAACCTTCGAGAGTTTCTAGCAACAGGCATCCAAAAAATCTTCCTGCCGACTTAGAACTTACAGGTCCGTTCGGTGCTGACAAGGTGCGGGCTTGGTCTAGGGATCTCGTTCGAAATAACTCCTACGCTTGGGGAGTAGTGGACACGATCGTTTCATCGGTTGTCGGTTGCGGCATCAAAGCACAATCGACCTACGAAACTCCCGAAGGCGAAGACCTAGAAACAATCAACGACCAGCGAGATAAGGTCTGGTCTGAGTGGACTGAGGTTTGCGACGTTAACGGGCAGTACACTCTCGACGAAATGCAAGCGGCGATTCAAAGGGAAATCGTCGAAGCTGGCGAGGTCTTGGTTCGAATCGTTCGAACGCCGGAACTTAGCTATCGCGGCATCCATCGACCAGTTCCGTTGGCACTCGAACTAATCGAAGCAGATCGACTAGCAGGCGATAAGGACAGCTACATCACACCGCTTTATCCAGAGTCGGAGAATCGCATTGTCAGAGGCGTAGAACTCGACGATCTCGGAAGACCTGTTGCGTACTGGGTCTACAAAGATCATCCTTTGCAACCGCACACGTTCACACGAACGCCGGAACGCATTCCAGCTAGAGACATCTTGCATCTATTCCGCAGAGACCGCATCGGCCAAACTCGCGGCGTGTCTTGGTTCTCGCCGGTCCTTTCGTCGATTCGAGACCTTGGAACATACATCGATAACGAACTGATCGCTTCGGCGGTCGCCTCTTGCTATACGATTGCGATTAAGACCGAGACTCCGTTAGGTTCGCTAATCGATCCAGACGGGGGCGACAACACAGACTCGGCAGGGAATCGTGTTCGATATACCGAACCAGGAATGGTCATGGAACTTCAACCCGGCGAGGATGTCGTCGGTCTTAATCCAGGTCGTCCTAATAGCGGCGCAGAACCGTGGATTCAACTTATCCTGAGATCGATCGCTGTCGGTACTGGTCTGAGTTACGAGGTTGTCGCTAGGGATTATTCGCAAACCTCCTACAGTTCGAGTCGAACCAGTCAGCTGGAAGACAGGCGACGATTCCGGTGCTGGCAGCAGCACATGATTCGGCACTTTCTTCAGCCGTGTTGGGATGCGTTTTGCGATGCCGCATCCATCCAAGGAGTGCGAGGATTTCCAACAAGTGCGGAACTCCTTGCCGATCGTCGCCGGTTTGCTCCGGTCGAATGGCAAACGCCAGAATGGGAATGGGTCGATCCGACTAGCGAGCAATCCGCAGCGAAAGATGCGATCAGTTCGTTTATGTCGGACTATCAAACTGAACTCGGTTCGAGAGGTCGATCGTGGCGTGCAGTCTTCTACCAGAGAGCTAAAGAAGATCGGTTGCGGCAACGGCTAGGCTTGTTGTCTCCGGAAGAAAAGCAACAAGAGATCTCGGCGGCGCAGACTATCGGAATGAAACAACCGGCAAGCCAACCGGCACAGGCTGAAGCTGAGAGACAAGAACCTCAATCCGGAACTGGCGAGATGTCCGGGTTGTCGACTCTTCAGTTCAATCGCAACCGCAAGGCGATTACCAAGACGCTTGACGATCTAGCGGCAGGATCTATTAGCGAAGCGGCGGCAAGAGTCTTCCTGTCGTCGATCGGTATGAGTCCTGACAATGTTGAAGCGTTGATTGCGGATGCGAAGGACGGAAGCGTAGACACTCCGTTGGAGGAAGCGAAATGATTATCTCGCTAGACTTCGACGACACCTTTACGGCAGATCGAGAAACCTGGACGAAGGTTGCTAGCGTGCTAGCCGATGCCGGTCACGAAGTGATTTGCGTATCGGGTCGAATCAACGAAGAGGCGAATCAAACCGAACTGCGTCAGTCTCTGCCTGAGTCGATAGAACGAATCTATCTTTGCGGCGCGGTCTCCAAGAAACACTACGCCGAAACCCATTCGATTCCTGTCGATGTTTGGATAGACGACAGCCCGACTAGGATCGTTCAAGCTAAGGATCGGGTCGTTCGCCCATGCTGCTCAAGGAGGTCGAGATAATGCCTTACAGCACGAAGACGACTGCTGCTTGTCCAATCTCTCGACCCTGGGGAGTCATCAAGGACGGCACGGCGCAAGTCATGGGTTGCCATGCTAGCGAGGTTGACGCTAACGAACAGATAGCAGCACTCTACGCAAGCGAAGAAATCGAGCGAGCTAAATACGACGACATCGACTTTTCGCCTCCGGAGGGTGTGCAGGAAGAGGCGGCAAAAGGTCTGGAGTGGCGACAGGAATACAATCGCGGCGGTACTGCCGTTGGTGTTGCGAGGGCAAGAGACTTGAGCAACGGCAAGTCGGTCAGTCCAGATACGATACGCCGAATGGTTAGCTACTTTGCACGGCATCAAGTAGACAAGAAAGGCGAGGGGTGGAGTCCCGGCGAGAATGGCTTTCCTAGTGCTGGCCGAATCGCTTGGGCTCTCTGGGGTGGCGATCCAGGGCAGGCTTGGTCTGCGAAAGTGAGTCGATCTATGGATGCACGGGACAAAGCGGAACGTATCTCGAAGATGCCTAGAGTCAAACGATACTTTGAAAACGTCAAGGACGGTCGGGCGGTTATTGCAACCGAGACACCGATTGAAATCTACGACGAGACGAGAGGTTGGCTTAGTCAAGTTCTCTTGATGGACGGCGTGCAGTTCAGAAACGATAAACGCCAGTTGCCTATTGTTGACTCGCATAACGACAAAACTGTTCGCAATGTCTTCGGTTCGATTCGCAATATTCGGATTGAAGGCGACAAGCTTATCGGCGATGCAGACTTTGCCTCCGATGAAGACTCTCAGATCGTTGCTACGCGATACGAAGAAGGTCATTTGAACGATTTTAGTATCGACGCAGTAATTATCGAACGAAAGTATTTGCGTGAGGGGGAACAATATGTGACAACGTCAGGAACGGTAATAAATGGA